TGAAGACATGGTTGGAACAGGCTGGTAAGGCCTGAACCCACTTAGTCTCCCGCAAGGGCGTTAGCCCCCTCTCACCATTTTAAAACGGTGAGTACCACCCTAGCTTGATGTCGACGGCTAGTGGGCGTCCAGAACGCTCCAAATGCAACCTATCGGCTGAAGGCAACTGCCCTCGCTTAAGGAAGAACTTGAGCAGGGCACCGGTATCGTCCAACGGATCGTTGGGGATACGGGCGCTGACCACATAGCCTTTAACTAAAGGACTATGTAGCGTACCGTGAATCCTTTGGGTCTCATACCCCAGTACGGATTCCCGGCCCAAAATAGGAGAAGATACTCCCACCATAGGGTAGTGACGAATCACACCCTCGAGTAAGGTATCTAGCCATTTAACGGTCCTCCAGCACCCAGCCCAATAGAGCTGGTTTCTGAGAGAGACCGTCGAAATGACCTCCTGAGCATCCTGCCGTCGTGTCGGAAGTACTCTGCGGACGCGGACAATACTAATGTCCTCGCCCTCATAGTACTCCTTCCCGCAAGACTCACGGAACTTACCATTCCAGAAAGACTTGCTGCGATTCACTCTAGCTCCAAAAAGCTCTAGTGAGGCAACGACGGACGGCACATGTTCTACAGGGATGATAATATCATCTCCGTAGATACGCACCCGGCGGCGAAAGGATTTTACATCCTTCGCCGTTAACTGGTGATCTAAGCTCTTTTCTATCCCAACAAAAACAATGGTCAAAAACACCATTGCTTCCATGGGAAAGGTAAGAGCCGAACCCATAGACGCGAACTTGGCGAGGCGTTTAACGCCATAACCAGGTACATCAGCTTTTCGTGAGCGGCACGCATCCACAGCATGTTGCAAGTGCTTGTGGTTGCGCAGCATCTCACGTACTAACTGATTAGAGACTCTGTCGGACGCCTCACTAAGGTCTAGTGTGGCAAGGTCCCCGAAAAGGGAACCCTCGCAGGCCATACGCTGATTAGGCGTCTGGTCGTCGAATCCGAGAAAGTGCTCAAGGCCAAGCCTGTCGCTAACGCGACGATGCTTTTCCGTGAGCGCAACCAGGAATTCAGGAAGAAGAGCCTGCTGCATGTACTGCATAGCAGTAGGCTCAATCCCGATAATCCTGGGAGTCTTTAGCGTTTTAGGAACGGAAATAACCCTTACAGGTATTTCCGCTTCAGGTTCGAGATATTCGACATTCTCGAGCTGGTTATAATACGACCAGTTAGGGAGAAGGTATTCCCCCGAAGGGAAAATCTTCTCGAGACGAGACGTCCAAGTGGCCTGTCGATATTTTCCGTTACCACGGAGCCTATCGGCAGTAGCCCCTGGACCGTGCTTCGGCGTCGCTTCACAGTGGTAGACCTTTCGATCCACCTCTGTAAACGCGGACGCGTAAAGCAAACTCGAAATTCTGCGGAAAGCGTCCATAGTTTCTGACGCCCGTGCGGAATCCGAGTTTCGGATATCTGACTCACACTCAATGTAACCTTTCATAGCTCCTGCAACGCGTGCATCACTGCACTCGAGGAGGATCTTGCCAAACATCAACGTAAGCTGACGGACGGCAAGAATTGCATCTATGGCAGGGCACTTGAGTAGAACACCAGTACTACGGTCGAACACAAGATCGAGAAAACCTCCGAGAAATCGGGGGAGCTCTCCTTTCCGCTGGAAACCAGCGAAAAGACTGCGATCTACATATCCTTGGTCAAGCGCTTTTTCAAACGCTTTTCCAAAGGTAGGTAGGGTGATCGTCAAAAACGATACACCTTCATGTTCGTACCGACCTAGGACCGTACTAAAGTCCTTGGTGGTGCTAGTGCAACATCTGGCAGAATAGTCTTCTGCCACCTTTTTCCAGAGCAACGTTAGGCTTTTCAGAAGCCCTCCTTAAATAGAGGTAAACTTCTCCTGTAAGACCTGACGTTTACACCGCACTAATTACATATCGCCAGAGGGCTAGAAGTACGCCCTCGGACAGTTAATGGCGCGCCGATGTGCTTTACAGCACAGAGGCGGAGTGCGGTAATGCAAGGATGCCGGGGTGATCTTCGTCATGCCACTTTCGTAGCTGAACGAGGCACCCAATGCTCCCAGAAGGAAGCCAACAATGAAAGCCGTAATCACTACGGCTGTCATGAGGGCACCAGTCCGGGTCATCTGCTACGACTCACCACCAAGAAGCTTGGTAATGAGCGTGTCAGATGTCGCAGCAAGGGCGGTTCGGTAACCGACCCATGCTGCGAGTGCATCCGCATTCGTGTAGCCAACGGGAGGCATGTCAAAGACGGAATAAACCGACATTGACAGCTTCTGGTTGGTAGCAGGAATGAACGGATCGGCAGCAATCTTTGCGAGATCGAGCCTGATGGTCCTTCGAGTTCGTCGCCCGTAAGCGGACGAAGCCGAGAGGGACACCAGTCCGTCAGCGGAAGTGTACACAGCGTTCCCAACTCCGGTAGCTACCCGGGGAAGGGGCGTGGTCACACCGCTGATAGTGATGGACTGAGGATCGGCAAACGACAATGGTCTGTGCTCCTTGAGGGTCGAGGCAGTTCGTGCCTCTTATTATGGGTGTAGCAATGCACCTAACCGTGATGGGTAATACCCAACGCGGCTATAATGGAGTTCTGGAATGCTGACAAGGCACCCCAGGTAACTCCAAATCCAAAGGGATTAGCCCCGCGTCTAACCTTAGTCTCCGTTTGGAGAATAAGAGGCGCAGGCATAGCTGCTCCACTCCCAATAAGGGGTGAGCCGCTATAGGTATAGATATCATTCACGATGGTATGTTCCATCATGTATCCATACCGCATAATCAGACCACCAGTCGCGAATCGTTGGACGTTTTTAATAACGTCCCCGGTGTTCGAGAACCAGTCGATGGCCCAGCTCCACGGTGTAATGTTCCACAATGTCTGTGGCGTTAGTGATGTGCCGAGCAAAAACTCGGCCTTAGAGGCTAGTCCGCCTATCGTCTCCCGGGAGTCGTATCCGGAAGGCAAATAATAGGTGAACGCGCCACTAAACCACTGACGACGAGTGATTTCCCTAATCCTCGTAACTTTATTACCCGAAGCGACGTCCTGAAAAGCAGAGGTGTTCGGAACCATAGTAATAAATTGGCCCGAACTATACTCTGTC